TACTCCTGTATACCAAACACCTCCTGCAGTTTTACCTGACTCTCCATAATTATATACAACATATCTATCGTTGTATGCTGAATTAGATGTAGGGTAATACCAAACAACTTCTGTAAATAGGTTATTTATACCAGCACAAACTTGTTGACCTTTTGTTGTGTCAAAGTCATCAAACACATAATCTTCTACCATACAAGGCAATGAGTTTACTGTACCATCAAATGCAAAGAAACCATTATTACCAATCCAATAAGCAACACCATCTATTTCACAACATGCGTTCTGACCAATTAATCCACAGTTCGTACCTACTTGTTCAAATCCAAAAGTAAATGGCGCACCAATAAATTTCATGGTATACAAAGCATTGTCGGTCCAAACCAAAATATTTTCTTTTGCAACAATAGCTCCCATAATTTTTGTACCATCTTGTAGTCTTTGTGAACCTGCACTGTTTTCTGCTGTAGGTGCATATACATTTATTTGTTCTTGGTTAGAGAATCTTATAAACATATCGTCTTGAGTTGTTGGATCCCCTATGGTTGTTTCTGTTCCAAAATGAATTAAGTGTCTAGTGGTTGGAGATATCAAAGTTAATCTTGTTGCTGTTGGATTTCCTTCATCTCCTGATATTGCTGTTACAAAATTTGTAGTTAATGTTGATGCACGTGTTGTAAAGTTAGCAGCAATAGATGAATCCCATGTAAATGTTTTACCATTTGAAATAGTTGCAACTAATACTTGACCAAAGTTACTTAGTGACCAGAGGCCTGGTTCTAGTGTAACGCTTGATGCTGCAACGGCATCACCCCAGTTGCCCCACTCTGTTGCATCTTGAACTGTTGTGTTAGTAGAATGCGCTTGACCATTCGATGTTCCAGTAGTTGCTGTTCCTTTTGCACCTCTAGTAATTCCTAAAAATTGTGTAGAATTTTTTGATGTGTAAGTAATTAATTCTGCAGTTGGTAAAGTTCCAACAGCTATTGTGCCTGCTGCTGCAAATCCTGTTGTGCTGTCTACGGTTACTGCAGTTCCTGATCCACCTGTACCAGCAGTATCTGCATTTAATGATCCATCTAATTCTGTGCTTTGTGATCCGGTAACATTTCCTCCGTAGTTTCCAATACCAAAACCATATCCATATGATTGTGCTGAAGGACCTACTGCTTGATAAGGATTTACTGTACAAGAACTACCTGAAGTTAAATCTGATCCACCACCGTTTGCTTCTGCTGATGGTGATGTAACTGTAAAAGTTGTAGAACTTGGAACTGTTATAACTTGACAAAGTTTATCTTCAAAAGTTGACGCTGCAATACTAGAACCTGTTGGCATAGTTACTGAATCTAATTCAACAATGTCTCCTATTTCTAAACCATGATTAGTAGATGTTGTAATGGTTACTGCAGTTCCTCTAGTTGTGCTAGTTGTTATAGTAGAACCTGTAAACTGTGTTTGTGCTCCTGCATTATTGCTTCTGTAAGGAGTAATGTCATAAAGTTGACCTTCAAAATATATAAGTAAAAATTTATCTGTACCAATAGCAACGTATCTATTACCTTCTAAGTCAACAAAAGCATGTTGTTTTCTTGCTACACCACATATAGTGTCACTTAATAAAGAAGACCATCCTCCAACTTTTTCAGGAAGGCTATATCTCCATCTAGTGTTATCAGAATCTACCCATCGGTCTGTTGCACCCACACCTGTGTCTTGTTTATCGACACCCGGTTGAAATTTCATTTCAAAAAGAGCCATCTGTTAAGCTCCTTACGCTGTATTAGTTTTATATGCCCAACCTCTAGTGGCGTCTACATATACTAAAGTTATTGATTGACCGTTTGTGTTTAGAGTTAAATCAGATGTTGCTGAATTAATAGGTTGTCCATTTCTACCTATTGTACAATTGTTTGAACCCCAAGTACCTCTTGTATCTAAAACACTGACCTCATCTCCTACTGATGGTGATGCTGGTAAGTTTATTGTTATTGGGTTGGCTGTTGTATTAGCAAAAATTTGAGCTCCTGCTACTGTTGTGTAGGGACTATTAGAATCTGTTATAGTTGCATAACCTTTTTCAATTATAGACACTACTGTTTCTGTTCCATTTGATTTACAAAGAACAGTTGCTCCCGGTGGTATTTGTGTGGTGCTACCACTAGCTGTTAAAACACCTAGTGTTCTATTTGATGTACCTCTAACAGTATCATCTTTCATAATCCACACTCTAGTTACACCAGAACCTGATGGCATAGTAATTGTTCTATCTCCTGCCAGTGTTCCGTGTAATCTTAAATATGCATTTTTACCGTTTGATGTTGCACCATCAGTTAAAAGTAGCGTGACACTTGCTCCTGCCATATCTACATCTAAAGCTCCTGACGATGATTGTTCTAATATTTGTAGGTTAGTATTAGTAATACCACCCCATTGACCAGCTTTTTCGCCGGTTGATATGATTTCTAATTTTATATCTGATGAATAACTTGATGCCATAATTTTATACTCCTGGATCTATTGGTGTCCAGACCATGTTTGCTCCTGGTATTATTTCACTCCATGTTATAGCTTGTGCCGTACCTGTAGCAAGCGTAAAGGTGCTGCCTGTAGGTGTAACATTAGCTTCTCCTGTTACTGTAACAGTTCCTGAAGAAATTACAACCTGATTTCCACTAGGAGTTAAATTAGCATCTGCGCTAACTGTAACATTACCAATGGCTATTGCTACCTGAGAACCAGTGACACCAAAGTTAGCGTCTCCTCTAATTGATAAACTACCAAACCCTAAAGTAACTTGGTTTGGATCAGGTATCTCTGTAATAGAATCTGCGGTAATACCAGGGTCACCAATACTAATAGTAACCTGATTTCCTGTAACCGCAAAAGTTACATCGCCATCGGGTCCTGATGTAGCAAATGGTAGTGTTGCTATTGCGTCAAATCCTAAACTCATAAATAATCCTTAAAAGGGGACAGTAGGTATGTGGTGGTGTACTGCCCCCATTTAAAGATTATATCATCGTTTAAACCAAGAAGGAAGACCTAAATGTGGACGCTTGTCAAACATATTATCCTTTGCTCCTGGGGTCTTACGATTGTTATAATGCAGAAAAACTTGTACGCATTCTTTGCCTTTGAATTTTTCTCTCCAATGCTCTAGCTCACAGCCAGAATAAACCAGCATATCTCCTGGTTTTAAATCTACTTTAACACCTTTCATGCCTTCTTTACCAGATGGTTCTAGATATATTGGCCAGTCATTACCACCTAAATTCATAGTCGTAGATATCTCACAACTAAATCTATCTTTATGTCTTTTGAGTTCATCACCTTTTTTATATATTCTGGCATATGTGTAGGAAGGATATAATTTTAATCCTGTTATTTTTTCCATTTTTGGTTGGCACTTTAACATTAAAGTTTCCATAGCAATATCTGCATAATGAGAATAAGTATTTGGTATTTGTTCGTCATCATAGGATCCAAGTATATTTTCAAATGGAGAAAAATATCTAGCTTTTTTACAAGTGTCTAAAACTTGCCTTTTCATTACAAAATAATTTGCAATAAAAGTCGCTAGGTCTTTTGATATTGCTTGACGGATAACTGTGTATTTATTTTTTTTAAACGACATCTTTAGCCATTTCTTTTGGCACTGCTTGTATATTCCAATGTATAAATCTAAATGGTTCTTTGCCATGATCTACTGCATACTCGTGTTCTAAATAACCTGGAAATATAATTAATGTTCCTGGTTTTGGTTTAAGATGAAATTGTTCGTGACCAGGCCATATACCTTTTAAGTCTGGTTTCATTTTTAATTTTGTTGTTCTTGCACCAGTCTTTGGTTCGTGAAATATAGGAAAAGAAGTTTTATCACTACACTTTAAAAAATAAAAACCTGATACGTGTTGGTTCCAATGTATGTGTGCAGAATGATGACCACCACCTTTTTTAGAAAACTCTTGCACCCACATTTCACTAAACATAGTTTGATATTGTGACATGTCATAACCTTGATGATCTAAATACTCCCAAGATTTTTGACCAATGTAATTTCTAAAATCTAAGAAATCATTGTCAGTTGTTAGTGGTGTTGAATGATATGATGTACCAAAGTCACCGTGTTTTTTTATAAATTCTTTTTCTCTTTTACGAGCATCGGTAATATATTTGTTAGAGGCTTTGTTTAACGATTTAACAAACTCTGGTTTTTCCTCACTCCATATTACAGTTGGAAAATATGTGTTTATAAACATTATTTAAAAGGCCTCCCTAAATGCCATACCACAAGACTATATCT